CAGCCTACGCAGCTGGTATCTTTTCCGCGCTTGGTTGCTGTCTGGTAGCAGCGCTGCGATATTTCGGTAATTAGTCTATACATATTTGGAAAAATAAAGCCCGCGCCTATCCGGTTGCACTACGTCGTCGTCCAGATTTAGTTTGACGGATCGCGCGGGCTTGGTTAGTGGTTTATAAATCGTCGTCGTCCTCCATATCAATATCCGCAAAGTCGGTATCTGCTGAGGCTCTACCGCCCAGGCGCTCGCCGTCCTTAAACTTCATTACGTTGTTTAGGCCGCACGCTACGCCGCGGTTTCCGCTAACGTCGTAGCCGTAAAATGTTACTGAAACGATAGCCCATACGCCGCTATATATTTCGTCCTCGTCTACGATAGGCGCTTTGTGCTTATCTACGATACCTGGGCGGGTGTTGCTTTTCGCGTTCACGAAAAAGCAGCCAGCGTATACGTCGTCGTCCTCTTTGTCTACGTCGCCATCACGCAGCGGCATATCCAGTTTTTTAGGCGCTTTGCCGCCCCACTTAGATACGATAGCAGCCTGCCGGCCAGCCTCGATAGCCTGCTGGATAGCGGCTATAGTTTCTTTTTCGTCCTTTGGGATCAGTACGTTAGTCATAAACTTACCATTAGCTGGATCGCCCTCTGGGGCGTACTTGCTAAATAGGTGGGTGTAGCTGAGGCGGCACGGGCCAAATACTACCTTGTTGTCTTTTACGATCGGTGTAATCATAACTTTTACTTTTTTTACTTGTTGGTTTCTGTTTCTACTACTTCTTTATCAGCGTGTCTGCCGGCGATCTTGAATATCGCGCCCAGGGCCATACCCTCTTTAATGATTTTAGCCACGGCACCGGCGCTGTCATTCGATACCAGCTTTGCTATCGCCTCTGTGATCATTACGGGCTTACCCTGCACAGCTGCTATTACACAGCTTTCGTCCCCCCCCCCTCGATCAAACCGATAACTAATACGCTACCATTTGCGGCCGTTACTGTCTCGGCCAGTTCCTTAACCTTTGCGGTTACTTTGTCTTGATTTTCTTTCATATCTATAAACTTTTTATCATCTCCTGGAATACGCCAGGCCGTCTTATTCTTGGTCGTCGTTATTGTCTCGGTAATAGGTTCTGTTTGTCCTAAAACCGTGTATAGCTATTCCGCATAGGATCGCCAGATACAAAGCCCAAAACGGGTGCTGCATTACGAAATCAAAAAGCGCCTGCATAGTCTTAGTCTGTTAGGTTTATGCCTTTGAAATCGTCGGCTACTGGGTCGATAGCTGGGCGTTTGTCGCTTTCCGGCGCCAGGGTCGGTTTGCCCTGCGGTTTGTCGATAAACTCGCCACAGATCGCAGCGAAATTCTTTTTACCGGCCATCTTTTCCAGCTCCGTAATCGTGCGTAGTTCCTGCGGCTTGTAGATCTCTGTAGTTTTATAGCCTGCCTGGTTAAGCGCTACGGCTGCCGCTTCTGGATCTGTGATTTTTCGGACGCTTCGGCCCTCTACGATTTTCCAGCCTGGAAGCTGTACGCCGCTTACTGCCTGCTGTAGTGCGTAGTCCTCTACGCCAGTTAGCCAGGGTTTAATTACGGCCAGGTTTGGCAGTACCTCGGTGGCCAGTTCCTCGGCGGTTAGCAGTTTTGGATCCGGATAGTTAGCGGCTGTACTGGTGCAGCGCTCGGTCAGTGCTCGGCAGCAGTTCTTTACTTTGCAGAATTGGCACCACTCGCCAGGTACTTGCGGGCCGTTACCCTCGTACGCCTGCTTTGCTTTTGGCGTTAGTTCCTCGTCCACCCAGGCCATAAGCTCGCTAACTGCTATTTCGTACTCGCTGAGGTTGTCGATACGCGGCTGTACGATAGTCATACGTACGCGCTCTATACGATAATCGAAGCTAAAGCGATCATAGGCGCCCAGGGCGTAGATCATCATTTGCGGGTTACGGTAGGCCGATACTTTTACGCCTTTGCCATACTTAAAGTCGATAACTTCCATTACGCCGTCGGCGATAATAATAGCGTCGGCAGTACCGAAAGCGTCGGGCACGTGTTCGCTAAAATCTAACTTAGTTTCTACCAGCAGGCGGGCGTCCGGTGTCGCTACTCTCGCGGCGTTGTACTTTTCCAGTACGATAGTTTTATACGTATCGGTGTACTCGTCCATTTCGCCGGTGTGGTACTGGTCGTTTAGCTGCTTTATTTCGGCTTCCTCGCTGTCAGTCGGCCAGTCCATAAACTGTTTAAGTTTTAATGCGCAGTAGGCGTGGGCTAAAGTACCCTCTAAAGCGAAGCTGCTACCCTCGTCCGCTACGTTAGCTTCCAGACGCGGGGCCGCCGTACAGTGTAACCATCTGTGCGCTGCCGACGGGCTTAAAAGTGCGTGTGCTCCCATAGGCTAAAACGGGCAATCGCTGTCTAACTCGCCAGCGTCATTTACAAATACTTCCTCGCAGCAGCGTATAAACTTGTAGCGGCTTTCGCTGTCTGGTAGGGCGCTTGGTTTCTCGGCTCCACATATAGCGGCGATATTCTTAAACCAGGCAGTTAATACGCGGTGCCACTTCTTGTAACCCTCGCTGTCGGGCTTTTCTTTGTAGTTCTCGCCTTCGATACGTCTACGGGTTGCGTCCATAGCGGCGCGTACGTCTACCTCGGTGTATTCCTTTTCCGGTGCTTCGGCGGCGGGCTGTTCTGCCGGTGCTGCCTCAACTGGTGCGGGATCCTCGGCCGGTACTGGGTCGGCTACCTGGGTCGTTACTGCCGGTTTCGCTTCCGGTTCTTTGGCTGGCTCGGCGGCTACCGCTGGCGCAGCTTGCAGGTTTCTAACCATCGGCAGCAAAAGCGCGTTTAGCTCTTGGCTTACGCCGATAGTTACCTGGACGTTAATTTGAATAGGTTGCATAACTGTAAAGTGTTAATAGTTCTTTTTGGCGTTACTTAGTTCGGGTACTGTTCCCATACGCTCCCAGCGTTTTGTCAGCTTAGCTACGATCCAGCCCAGGCCGATACCTAACAGCTTGGTAGTAACCAGGCAGTATAGCCATAGATAGTGCGGCAGCGTGTCGTCCACGTCGCAAAAGATTAGCACGATAACTGCCATTACTAAAATGGCCAGTACGTAGTAGCGGTAGTTTGTAAAAATTGCTTTCATAGTGTTACTGTTCTATTAAGTGGTTAAACTCTGTTTGCAGTGTGAAAAGGATATTACCCCACATACCTACTGTTACGTTAGTCCAGGTTCCTACTACGCGGTTATCTACCAGCGCTTCGGCCAAACCGGTACTTTTGTAGTAATTGAAGCGGACGCAGCCGCCCTTAAACCATTGGCGCATTACGTTACCTACTTCGTCGTGGTGCGTGTCGCAGTTCGGTACAAAGTCCTGCGGCGCCTGCTTTAATTGGATAGGTTGAAAACTCATAATTTTGATATTTTGAAAATTGGATTTTATAGGTAGACGGCTTCCCAGCATTTGATAATCTGCTGGCCAGTCGTAAATTTTTGTCGCCCAGCTTTGCGGATCTGGAAGCGTATACAGCCGGCTAACTCGTAGCGCCGTATCGTGTGGCGTTCTACTGCCAGGATCTGCGCAGCCTCTTTTTGGCTGTATCGTCTATCCGGATCGCATACTGGTTTACTCGGCGTCATAGCGGGTTACTGTTAGGGTTAGGCCGTCAGCTGTGCAGCTAAAGCGGCAGTTTTCTAACTTGGCCATCGCATAGGCTGTATTTTTCTGGCTCGCCAGGTCGTAGCCATCGACGCACTGTACGGTCAGCGTCTCGCCATTTTTCATACTTCGCAGACGCTCGCGGGTAACTTTTTCTGTAATTTTCTGTGTCATACGCACCATTTTTGGGTTAAACCTTTACTTTTTTTGGTTGGTTTGTTGGTGCAATAGAAAAAACTGTCTACCTTTGCGGGTGGAGTTTTAGATATGTAATACCGGCTATAAGGTCGGCAGCTTTTCTATTGCCCGTTTTCGTTGGTTTGTTCGTTGGTTGGTGCAAATGTAGACGAAATCGGGTAAACTACCAAACATTTTCGCAAAAAATTACTCGAAATCGGGTAAAATTTTTGCAAAGTGGCCCTATAGGGGTCTAAAAACGGCATTATAAACCCTAAAAAAGTCTACGTATGGACTACGAAAATTTGGAAAATGCAGTGCGCGATCGTATAAAGCAGCTGCAAAAAGAAAAGAATTTTACCGAAAACGGGTTAGCCGCTGGCGATACGCCCGCCCAAAAACGGCTAAACCGCCAGCTGAGCCACGGCGCCGGTATCTCTTTAGATACTTTGCTGCGGATCCTGGAAGCGTGCCCCGACGTGTCGGCAGACTGGCTGCTGCGTGGTTCCGGCGATATGTACGTAACGGCTGGCACCAGTGTAACGGGTGCTAATAACGTAACCGGCCAAAATGCTACCGTAATAGGTCAGCAGGCAGGCGTACTTACTGAGGCTTTCGTACGGGATCTACTGGCCGAAAAGGATAGGCAGATAGACGCGCTATTAAAGATTATAGGAAAATGAAAAAGTTAGCAGCTTTGTTAGTGGCGGTTTTGGTATCAGCTTCGGCGATAGCACAAACCGATAGTATCGGCGTGTATGCTATACGTAATACTTCGCTGGATCGTATAGACGTATTAACATACCAGCAAACGAAAATTAGCGGCGGTGTTATTAAGGGTAAAGCCAAATTAGCTTTTGCCGGTTCCACCAGCAGTAACCGATTTACTGGTGCAGCCAGGTTCCGTTTATACTTTGGCACGCCGTCGCCTTACGACGTTGCTAAATACTATATGTTTACGCCCTCTTATTCAGTTAAAGACTTTAGCGTAGGCAAATTTGAGGTTAAAAAGGGTGTGCGTTATTTGACTACGGCCAAAATATCTATAATAGGTAGCACGATAGGCGCCGGCGAAGCAAAGGGCGTTACAGTCCAAAGTACAAAGCTGCGCGATAACGTGTACGAAATAACAGTTACTGGCCCAGCTGGGGAATACTGTATTATGCCAGTTCTTAACGGCGTGGCCGGCTACGCTGGTGTTTTTGACTTTACGATAGAATAACCGCAAATTTTCAGCAAATAGATTTTAATAACTTATAAATACTTATAATTCAATGGCTTGTAATAAACCAACAATACCAAAGGGTACACGCGACTTCTCGCCAGCCGAGATGATGCGTCGTACATATATTTTCGAGACAATTAAGAGTGTGTTCCGTACCTATGGATTTGCTCCGCTTGAAACTCCTGCAATGGAGAAT